GAAAATCCCTTATACTCTCCTGAAACAAATTTTGCGAGGGTATCTGCATCAGGCTTAACACCGACCATCCACCCACTAATATTTGAAGTAATCCCCATTGATTTAGCTATCTCACTTGAAAGTGGAAAACTATGAACAACAACACCGATATCAACTGGGGTGTGTGAATCATTACTAATCCTGGAGGTTTCCATGAAAACAGATGTTGATTTAACCATCAGATCACTTGGAATGTGTTGATTGTCTAGATCGTAATAGGGCTCATTATTTATATCAGTCACCATGCCCCAACCAAAAACGATACCCAAAGACTGATCGACTTCCGTGACTGTAACTTCTGCTTTGAATATCCCCTTTTTAGTCTTCATAGACTCCTCCTTCTATTTTATATTTATATAACACTTATTTATGTAGCCTTAGTAAATTCAGCTTCACTACCTAAGCTATCAATCTCTCCATGAAGATCAAAAAATGTAACAGACATATCACCAGATTCTGAGTCAGTTCTTGCTATTTGAATTTGTATTGTGTCACTAATCCCACAATCAATCTCAATATCATCAAAGGCACTTATTTGATTATAAGTACCAGAATATAATGCTGTAAAATCAAATATATCATCACCACCAGCACCTACTTCACAGGTTATCTCAGTCCAGTTAGTTACTTTCTCATATCCATTACGTTGTACTCGGTATCTTGCAGTTACTATAAATGCAGGGGTTGTCCCTACCCCAGCTATATAACCATAATCTATATGATATGTAGCTGCTGGAGTTAATGTTAAATTAGTTACAGCACCTGTTACATAATCAACTTCATAGTCAGTATCTTCAACATATGTAGTAGTATCAGTTGCATCCTGAACAACTACTGTTCCATTAGCAGGAATAAAATCTAGATCAACAGATAACCCAACCACAGGAGCAGTCCAATCTTCATCTACAACTAAAGTTTCATTAGTCATTACCTGAAACCAATGCAGATGAGGTTTAAATGTTAAGCTGTCTCCAACTTTAAACTCATGATTTATTTCCTGATTACCACCAACACGATCTGCAGATGTTGAAATAGATCCACCAGAAGCAAACACAATAATATTATCATCATAGTCATAAGTTACTTTTCCAGCCTCAGACTCAAGTTTAGAACCAAACAAGTTCATGATCATATCTCGCCAAACAATACCAGTTCCTCTGAGTCTTGGAGTACCATCAGTCTTACTAATTTCAAGGTAATCTGTAAGACCGCCCATTTTAATCTTATTAGCATCAGTGGCGTTAATTTTTCTTTTCTTTAAATCATGGTCTAATTGTAATGGCATTTTATGTCTCCCTATCTATAAGTCTATAAACTACAATGCATCTGCATTGAATTGTATTTGCTGCAGATCCTGCTGGATCTCGTGGGAACAATATTGGACCTAATGGAGTTTGAAAAGGTTGATCGACTCTAACACCACCAGGATTTAAAGAGGGTATTTTTCTGTGTTCATTCCTAGTACGTTTATCATCCTTATATATCCAAAATCTTCTAACCAATATTGGGTCTATTGTTCCAGCGTTGACTCCTTGTATTACTGATGTATATTCTCCAATTGATACGGCCCTAAGTGACTCTGTCCTGGCAATAGTTTCAGCTCTGAAAGTTATATATCTACTCCGATAACTATCAACCATTTCATTTATTTGTGTTTTAGATAGGGAGCTCTTATTTGATATTGCTTGGCGAATCGTAGCATCATATTTTTTATCCCTTAACTCTCTACTTAAGATTGTACTGTCAAGTTCAGTAAGACCTTTCTCATAATTTCTAATTGCCATTTCCTGCCTTGGAGTTAAACCGACGGTATCCCTAAACACCCTGGCTGTTGATCTCGGGTTATTACCAGCTATATGATCATTCCGGATTGCATTTTTTATGGCGTCTCGGGTATTAACCGAAATTTTATGCACTAAATTAAGGTTGTAAGTTCTAATATAATCAGTAGTAACAGGATTTAAAATATTATAATAAAAAATCGTTTTATCTGTAAGACTCAATGGAGGGACAATGTGAACTGTCTGTCGTCCGCTTGAAATAATTGCCTCATTAATATCACCAATAACTTCTTTCTGAAGAATTTCCTCAATAGGCATTTCATCAATCATTATTAAGACAGCCCCAATTCCTCTTGAAGTCAGTGCTGTTTCAATCTCTGCAATTGTATAATGAGATTTCATTGAAGCAAATGCACGCAGTAAGGAATCCCTTATTTTAGGTTCAAATCTTGCTGCTATATTTTCAAGAGACTTAATCATTCTTCGACATCTCCAGTACCCATACCTGAAAGGTCTCCATCATCTGCTGCAGCTGTTGCATCCGGTCCTTTTTCAGGAAGTCCCCCGGATGTTCTTAAATGAGCTTCAAGATCATCGTCAGGAAACAATGGAGCACCCGCACGGGAGAGATCCGAAATATATTTACCAAGTTCATCTAAATCAACCGGAGCAATACTGCCAGGGTTTATTCTAGGTTTAACGTCAGGGTCAAAGTTATTTAATTTCCACAACTTTGTAATGAGTTTAGTATTGATTATATCAGCAATTGTACTTAACCAACCCTCTGTTGATTTGATAAATAGACTGGACTTATCTTTAGACATTGCAAAGGATCCTCGATCATTTGAACCGAGCATAAGAAAGTCAGCCATAACTGTTCTAGCGATCTCTCTTTGATATCTTAAAACAACTTCGCTAGTATTAATTGATCTTGTTCCTTTGGAAGCTAATAGTTCTAACTGCACCTGTTTAACTCCAGTAGGTTTACCATCTGCGTCCCAATATGTATCGGATGGGAGTACAACACCCCCCTGATCATTAAATTTAATATCTCTTACTAATTGAACATATGCTGCCTTAGCAGCTTTGGCCTCAGTAGTTGTTCCATTTAAAATGTTGTTCGGGATACTAACAACAGGCAAACCATTTAATTCACGTTCAATAGCTATGGATTCAACTTCCTGTATGTTCTTCAAGAAATACCATGAACGATAGGCACCACGTAAGACGGAGCGACCTTCAGGAGATCCCTTCTGTGGAGAAGAGATAAAATGCAACGCTTTTTCGATCGGTATGAAGCGTGTCGCTCCGCCCAGCGGGGGCCGCTGATACATACCTGAAACATAACCTTCCTCATCAATTTCCCAACGTTCTAAAGTCTCTTGAGCACGGTTGCCGAGCTTTCGGAGACCAATTGTTCCATCGTTAAATAGAGATCGGTGTCTTGGATCGGGATGGTCAGACCCTTTCCGGACTTTATACACAATTTCAGTATATTCCCAGCCGTAAACTAACATAGATAAAACTTCTGCTATAAAATCGTCCCATGAATGAGACATGTCTTCAAATAGTACACCCTTAAGCCATTCAGCTGCTTCTTCGGAAGCTGGCGTCCCCTTGGTATTTTTATTCTCCTCTACGCGCCATATGACGCCCCTTAAGATCATGTCAATGGCAAAGAGCATGGCGGAACACGTGGCGTCGTTGTCCCTCATTTCACGATAGGTCTTTCTTCCACGTTCTAACAGGAGTTGCTGAAGAAACTCATCCATAATATATCCATGAGATTCTTTGACACCAGCTACACCAATTTCACCCGAAATTGAAGCTGGTCCTGTAAATTTTCTTACTACTTTTTTTATTGACTTAAACATTTAGGCTTCTCTCTTTTCTTTTGATCCGTCAGGACCTCCAGTAACAATATGTTCACTGGGATCAAATGTAGTAACTTCCCAGGTCGCCATAACTCCTGCATCAAATAAATTTGGAGATTTCGTTCCATCGGGTTTTTTGTTAATAATGATCTTACCAGAAGGATCTTTCTTATAAGTCGGCTGACTAAGTTCATTCTCAAAAGCAACCCTTTTTGGTAGATCGGACGGAATTGAAATCAAATAAGCAGGATCATATTTAGCACCTTGGGTAATAGCTTTATAAGTACGTTCGAACCTTCTTCGAAGATTCCATGAACCCTGAGCTTTTATATTTTTGAAAAAGTCCCTGTTTTTTGGACTCTGAATGTCTTCTTCTTCATCAGTATGTTTTTCAAGCATTAAAGCAGCGTCTTCCATTTCAGCAATTCTCTCTGAAGGGTTCAAGACTTTCCCCCCTGGCCACCATGCAATGACATTCAGGTTCTTTGGCATTTCGTCTTTTCTTTTCATTCGATTAGTTTCTGCTTTAACACCAGCACCAACTCCAGGAGCATCATATTGAAGATGCCTTACCTGTAGTTCTTTACAAAGTTCTACTCCTTTATTAGCACACTGACCTGTATCACCTTCACTCCACTCTTCTGCATATGTAAAAACAGATCCCTTAATGGATACAAAAGCGTGTCTATCCATTCCTTCGTCATAAGGATCCAAACCAGCTCTGTGCTTTCCTTCTGCCTTAAACCCAAGTTTGATATGAGCGTCGATTGCGGCTTTAACCCAAGGACCCGGGATAAGTATTCCTTCAATTGCTGAGGAGTAATCACGATCCACTTCCTGATTAAAGATATGGGTCAATCCTTCTTCTTCAGCTTTCTTTTTTCTAGCATCGTACCAGGCCTGATCTTTGGCAGGATGATCCCTCCAGTCCATAACGAAGATTCTCACAACACCCCTGGCTGGTTTATTCTCTGGATCATAAATCTCACCCGCTAAACGTCTTCGATGAAAGATGTTACCATTTCCATTTACACTAGAAATGTCTATTTGAACATCTGTATTATCACCTAAGGCCGCTTCAATTTTGTCGGGTCGTTCATAATGTGCACTCTCATCTTTGAAGTACATACTCTTACGACCACCACGACCAATATTGTCCCCTGCCTCTCCAGTAATTGTTGCTGAACCATCAGGATTCAATATTTTCATATAGGAACAATGTCTGTCCGGCTTAAAACCTTTAGGAAGGAACCAAAATGGAAGATATTGTAAGATCATTCGAATCTTTTCAAAAATACTATCAGGATCACCGATCTTGTCTACCAATTGTTCTTTTCGTGAACCCCAACCAGTAGCGGAGCCCGGGTGGAAAATCCATAACCATGCTGAGAATGCACAACACACCCATGTGGCTCCCATATCTCTACATTTTTCTATAAGGCCTGATTCCTGGTCCATCATACAGTCAAATAAGAAAGCTACGAGATCTTTTTGTCTGGGAAACATTTCAAAAGGCATTATGGTCGGAAGACCTTTGGAGACATTTCGGGGGTCATACGTAATGCACCAATCGTTTATAAACTCACTCGGTTTATATCTGTAGTACTCCATGGAGCCTTCCTGCAGGGTAGTATCATCCTTAGTCATCAGGAACACCCGTTGCCGTTCGGCAAATAGAGTAGTATAGTCAGGGGGCCATTGCATTATTTTTTGTTGTCCTTCATCATTTCGGAATATGCTTTTGCAGCATCTTTAGAGGACATCTTACCGGTGATCGCTGTTGTGGTATTTGTGGTCTCTGCTTTATCTAGATGCATGCCTTTGATCTTTTCCAATCGATGCAGACTTTGCCCTTTATCCCAGAGGCTTATTTTATACTTTTTAGTGATAACCCCTTCTTTATCAGTGGTAGAAACTATTTCGAGTGACTTTATAGCTCGTCTGATGTGCAGAGGAAGATCTTTCAGATTCCCACTGAATTCACCATTTTCTTCTATATATTCGGTAATATCGGAATAGCTGATCTCCGTCTCTGCCTCTATGATCCTTCGAGTGCTAAAGCCCATACTCTCTACCCTGGCCCAGTCAATCAGATCCATAAAGTACCTTACCGAAGGAATGTTCTTCAATCTTGCCGCACTAGAACTAGCATTTGCTTCCGAGCTTACCAAATTCCCCGAAGCAAATCTATATGCATCTGCTAGTCGAAATCCATACATATCTCTGAGGGTGTATGCCAGGAGGTATTTCTGGTGGTATGGCGGCAGGGCATGATATTTGGGATCATCGAAGAAGGGGAAGTCATCAAAGAAAGATCTACCAGCTTCCTTGATTAATTCCCACTTTTCTTTTGTTAGCTTAGAGCCGTCATGGATTTTTTCAAGTATGTCGGTCATTGGATTTAGATTGTTCGTATCATCTTCCACTTTAATCACCTTTTTTATGATCTTGTTTTTAGGGCACAACTCTATTAATGTTATACTTTCAGTATATCGGATTCTGAATCGAATGTCCACAACTATTTTAACTTTTCCGAAAAAAAATGAAAAAAAATTTTCGTGTAGTGATATTCGGGATGCGTTTTCTATGGTAAGGGTATTTAAGAATGTGATGCTGTCTTAAATGCAAGGGTAGGTGTCGGTGGTCAGCTGTCTCTTGTAAGGGTCATTCGCGGAATTAGATACTTGGGAATAGGTGGGTGTTTCTCGGTAAAATGTGTAAGGTAATTGGGTAATGGAAGTAAGGCGTTCGCCCGCTGATCGGTGAAAAATCCACATAATATTTTTTGGGTCGGGG